ACATTACCCAAGTACCTACAGATCTGGGGAGATCTTATAACACCACAAAACTTTAAGTACATTTTTGAATGTAAGTCTGGGTACAACAACGAAGGCATTCATTCAATACTTAACCCGAAGAGTAAACTCTGGGAGTGGGTAACCCAAATGGAGAGAGATGGAGAACTTGCAGAAAAACCCAGTATTCTTTTAATTTCTCAAGATCGCAGACCTATAATAACATTTATTAAATATAAACAAGAGATAGAAAAGAGTATTAATACTTATAGTATTGTAATAATAAACAATAACAAGTATATACTGCTATACCTTGATGAGTTATTAAGACTTGATGATAGCTTATTTCTCATCGGGAGTTAGGTTATTTGAATTCACATTCATATCATACGAAGACTGACCCCCTCTACCAGCATAACTTTTTAAGTTACCATCGCCATGTATACTAGCTGTAGAAGCATGAACATCCATATTTCTATCACTCGTTGGATCTAATAAATCTTGTATAGGTTCTGCTATCATATCATTTTGGTTATGTCTAAAGGTTTCTCCAGTACCTATAATATGGATAGTTGATTGAGGGTCAAGACCTGTACTATCCATTCCAGCAGATGCCATTAAAGCTGATATCGCAGTAAAGGATGCCATAGTTCCTGAGTCCCTCTTGTCTGGTACTAAAATTCCTTTGACTTTTCTATACTTTATATCTTTTCTTAAAGCATAATCCGTGAATGTTTTCTTCATCATGGAAGTAACATGTTCAGCCATTCTCTTAGTAGTCTTCCCATCCTTAAAACCTTCCTTATACTTATCCAGCATTAGCTTTACAAGCTTAGACTCCCTATAAGCATTTTGTGGTAGCTTTTTATTGCTGATGTCGTTTTTCCTATTAAACTCTTTCCGTTCGTCAGTGTCCATCAGTTCTGCCATCGCTTGGAATTGATCAGCAATGAATACTTTTGCGTCTTCTGCGGACATTGACCCTGTTTTGAATTCCTCACCCATAAGTCTGTCAACATCCTTGGTTAAGGCTGTTACTTTTTCCAATATTTTTTGCCCCCCTCCTAGTTGGGTTCCCCACACCTTTTCTTGAGACGGTGTTAGCTTACCTTTTGGTAGCTTACCTTTTGGTGCAATCCTATCCAAAACATACACCCCATGAGGGTCCATAGGATCTCCAGTAGGATTTCCATTTTTATCCTTCGGGATAGTTAACCTTGAAGCTTCTAACCCTGAGTTACTACCAGTACCCATTTTGCAGTTACCTTTATTCTTGTACACCTTAAGAGAATCTTTAATGAGCCAATACTTTTCCTGTATTGGCTCTCCTGTTATTTTAGCCTCTTTCTTTATAGCTTCCTGAGCCTCTTTGGATAACTTCGAAAACTTGACATGATGCTTAACAGACCCCTTTGGCATAGGTTCGATAGGTTTTTCCTTTCGTACATAATCCACATCAGACTTATCACCCTTCGCAGCATAACCCCCAACCCTAACAGCGAAGTCTGGTTGTACGGCATTGTTCCATTGTAAATTCTTTTTAAAATACCCTTCTCCAAAGCTTCTTATAGAAGCGAATACAGAATCATCATCTGTAATACCCAAATCCTTGAATGCTTTTATTACTTCTGCGTACTGAGAGTTTATCATCCTATCCCCTGAGTCTATCTCGACCTTTAGATTAATATATGAGAAAGCCTCAGAACCATAAGTTGAAAGAAGATGTCTTGTGATTTCTAATCCCTCCTCCATTTTAGCTTTCCCCTCAGCCCCTCCAAGTTTAGTGGATTGCCACATAGCATGGGCAGCTACTGCCCCAAGTTCACTTACATCCTTCACTATATTGGAAATATTGGTAGCCTCACCTGCTGTTGAGCTATGTATTTTCTTTTCGGGGATCTCGTAAGCGTCATCAGGTTCCTCGTTATCTTTGTTACAATTCTTTAAATTCTTACTATACTCTTGTGCCATCATATTGAGAGGGTTACCATCAGCAACACTTAAAGAAACTCCTACATCGTTAAAGTTATAGAAGTTTTTAAAGAAGAAAGTATTATATTCTGGGTCCTTAACTACGCTATTAGCCATTCTGTCCTTTGTGTCTACATCTAACTTTTTACAGTCAGCCGATTTAACATAGGCTTCACTGAATTGTACCATAGTACTAATAGAAGCGTTTAAATCCTCTAACTTTAATTCTTCATCAAGAGCGAAACCTACAAATGATTTCCCGTCCTTTCTAAAGGCCCCCTTACCTTTTTCTACTTCCTGAGAAATAAGGGCAGCAAGTGAGCCTCTTGTTATTCCTCCAAAAATTTTCTGTAAGAGTTTTGCTTCTGATATACCAAGACTTTTGGAATTCGTAAAAATAGTTTTTAGATTTTTAATCATTCCAGGGAAGACTTCCTCTAGTTGATTAATGTTTTTTAGGTCAGGTGCTGAAAGTGCGTCCAGTATAGGGTCACCTGTTCCACCTTTATCTTCATCACTATCTTCCCCTGCGTACCATTTTTCTAATTTAGCAAGAGAATCAGGGTTAGCTCCTAGTGTACCATTTACAAACTGGGATCCTAGAGGTCCATCTTCTATTTTAATCTCGCCCTTATTGTTATAACCAACAAGGACGGGTTCTTTACTAGGGTCCCCAGGGGAGTTAACAGGGACACTAGCAGGTTTATTTTCTTCACTTTTAGGACCAGCCCATGATGGGGCCATACCTTTCAGGAATGACATAACATCTTGGCCTCCTTCTTGCTCATTGAGCTTACGATAACTTTCTAGCAGTAATTGTGTGAACTTCATAATATTATTATATATAAAAAAAACCCCAACCCAACAAAAAGATGGATTGGGGTTTTTTAGACTAAACGAGGGTGTTTATATTAATTCGTACCCTTGATCGCCACCAGCCCGTAGGTTCATGAAATCATAACGGAATTTGACTTCAAAGGTATCAAACTCTGATGTCGAGTAGTTCTTTTCTCCCTTAGAGAAAGATTTAGGATAAACACCTTTAAGATCAATGACATTTATAATTTGGCCTTTTCCGTTAAACTCCATGATGCTCATACTTCCTTTATAAGTACCAGTTCCTTCAGCAGCGTAGAAACCAGTCCTCATATCAAAGACAGTGGCAAGGTACTCATAGAATTGAATCCCAGGGCTACTTTTTAGTAAGTTGTCAAAAGTTACTGTAACTTCCTCTTGTGAAATCTTTCCAGGATAGAATACTTTATCGTTCATCCTGTGTACCTCAATATCAGCAAAAGAATAGCTAAGACCTGTTACTGTCTTAGCAGCTAAGACAAGGTTTTGTTCATCAAAGGTGAAATCGGGATTATTCTTTTTCATCGTAGCAATATCAAAATTAATTTCCCATTGATATGATCTTACCGCATCTAAATCGGTTGAGATTACAGGTAGTTGCCCTTTCGCTGGGTTCCCCGCTTCAGATCGCCTAAGGCCACCTGTAGGTTGGTAAATTGAAGTTTCAGTCATATTTATTTCTCCTCAATCAGCTAATTGATGCTGATTGATTAATTAAGTTAAGTTCGAAGACGATAATTTCTGCCGTCTTTGTGGGTCTAATAACAACCTTACACCAGAGTTCCCCTTTTTCAATTCTATCAGGAGTGTTAGTAGAGGAATCACAAGTAACCTTGTATTCCGTAATACCTCTTCCCCTAGCAATAGGATCAATTAGAGTAGTAGTTAAACTTTCAATCTGGCTCCAAGTTTGAGGGTCGTTAGGTTCGAAAACAAACTGTCTCGTAGACCTTAGGATGATCTTACGGATAATAAGCATCATACGGCGAACATTAATTCTATCCAATGCCGTAGGGGCTCGTTGAGTTGTCCTTTGTCCGAAGATGGTAATTCCTTGTTGAGGGAAGTTAACAATCGGATTGATAACATTTCCATCTGAGTACATAGCATCACGATCACCTTGACCCAAGTTGACTTCAACATCAGTAGGCTTAGTAAGTCTTCCTCTAGTAAACCCAGCAGGGGCAAACCAAGACTCAGAAATGTCATCAGTTACACACATTTGACGGATACCGAAAATCGCAGGATCATACCAACGATCTACACCATCAATGGCACTGAAAACCTTAACCCAAGGCCAGTAAAGAGCAGCATACGAGCTATTAATAGCAGAGCTTCTTTCCGTAGAAAGACCGTTACTCCAATCAATAGCGGTTTGTACATTCGCAAAACCAATGGGAGGGGATAGTACTGCTATGAACTCTTTCGTACTTTCAGCAAGAGTAACTAAAGCATTCTGAACAGCGTCACTAGTTATACCAGGGACTGCTGCCATTGATAAGTTCAGAAGATCATTATCAAAGAGTTGAACGCCAGTCTTCCCTGTATCTTCTACAACCCCTACCATAAGTGACTCAATGGCATCACTGTCCGTGGAGGCAGGTATACCATTAGTTCCAGCAGTAAGGTTTCTACCCGACTGGGCTACTAGCTTAACAAAGGGAGGGGCTCCATCAGAGAAAGAAGAAGCACCCTTGGAGCCATTTGCGGATAGACCCATACCTGCGGAAAGGGTAGTAGCAAAGGTAGGTAAGCCTGTTACTGTAACATCTGCCCCGCCAGACACAATATTACCTTTAATAATATTAGACTTAAGGTTGTCTCCTCCAGTATTAATTTTGGTTTCAATGAAGTCTTCACCAGTAACAAAGTTAGACTGGAAGCTCTCTGCGACTACCCCATCCTGTAATATATTAAGGGTTCCTACTGTTCCACCAGCAGTAGTCACACTAGCAGAGTTTCCAGTTTCTACACCTGCGTTAGTAATGGCATAATTGTAGCCAGTACCAGGGTAAAGACTTTCTACCTTGTAGGCTACTGAGCTTGTCTCGAAACTAATCCCATAGGAAGTAACATTAGAAGAGTCAACGGACATTTCACCAGAGGAA